ACTGCGGTGGTGGCCGCGGAGTTGCGTCTCAACGCTGAGGCGGTGCCGGCATGAACGGAGTCACGGAAGCCCAGTACGGGTACCTCACTCAAGGACTCCACCAGTCCCGGATCCGGCACCTTGACGGGAACTCCCACCTCGAGGCGTGGGACGTCCGACGCACCCTCATCCGCGTGTTCGGCTACGGCGGGTGGAACGTCGAGACCATCGCCTTGGACCTTGTCCGGGAGATCGAGTCGCCGCCTGGGACGTTGAAGCGGCGGAACGGGTCCACGAACGACCGGACTGTGTGGACGGTCGTGTACCGGGCGCAGGTCCGCCTCACCGTGAAGGACGCCCAGGGCCGCGAGATCGCTCGCTACGAGGACGCGGCGTCGGGTGATGCCGTGAACCAGCCGTCCCTGGGGGATGCACACGACTTGGCGATGAAGGCGAGCCTGTCGCAGGCGTTGAAGCGGTGTGCTGTGAACCTCGGTGACCAGTTCGGGTTGGCGTTGTACAACGGTGGGAAGGCTGACCCGGTGGTGGTCCGGTCGTTGGTGTCTCCGGTGGCGGGTGATGTTGCACCGTCCCCGGATGATGCTCCGGCCGTGGTGGGCGGCGAGTTGGACAAGCAGGCTCCCGCCGACGCCTCGGCGCAGGTTTCCCCGGCGTTGTTGTTGAACGCCATCGGTGAGGCAGCTGACGCGGCCGGAGTGCCGCGGTCGCATGTGGCGCAACGGTGGGAGTCGGACCACGACCAGTCCATCAAGGACGCGACGGATGTGGATGGGCTGGCGAAGGTGCTCGCCGAGCTGCGGGCCCTCGTCAAGACAGGGGCAGCGTCATGACCGCCGACACCGCGGACGTGGTCCCGTTCCCCACCCCTCCTGCCGTCGATCTCGACGACTACCCGGCCCGGGTCCCGGACCCGGACACGGTCATGTCCGACGAGGTCGCCGCCCAACTCGTCCACGCCCTGTGGGCTCTCCGCCGAAGGATCGCCCGGAAAGAGGCCACCGCCGCCGCCGCCTTGGCCGCGGAAACGGCACGGGTCAACGCCTGGTTGGAGGACCAGACAGGACGGTCCCGGGTCGAGGCCGACGCCATCCAGGCCAGGCTCGAGGAGTGGGTCCTGGACGTGAGAGACGCATCGGGGGGCCGGCGGAAATCGGTGTCGTTCCCTCACGGCAGGGTGGTCACGCGGGAGTCGGGTGGTGGTTGGGAGGTCACGGACCGGGCGGCGTTGCTGGCGTGGGCGAAGACGTACCGGCCAGGCTTGGTGGAGACGGTCGAGTCGGTGTCGATCGCTGCCGCGCGACGGGTGACGTCCGGGCTGGCGGTGGCGGTGGATGAGGTGGTGGATGCGGCGACTGGTGAGGTGGTGCCGGGGTTGTCGGTGGCGCCGAAACTGGTCAAGGCGTCCGTCGTCGTGGACGGTGGACAGTGATGGTTGAGGTGTTGCCGTCGGTGGAGTCGGTGGTGGCGTGGGCGGAGAACCTGACCCCTGACGAGCTCCGTAAGGTTGCTGGCCTCGGGATGCCCGAGAACGTGGCACGAGTTCACCGGTCAGCGATCGGCGCTGACATTCATGCGTGGGACGACGCGTGGCTGCGGTTGTGGGCTGTGCTTGCTCGGGGGACGTCGAAGGATGCTGCGACGACGTTGGGACAACTGGTGGCGACGTTGACGGTCGCTCACCGGCATGGTTGGTGTGCCGAGGACATGCACCCCGTGTTGGCGTTGCTGCACGCAGCCGGGTACCAACCGTGATGGGCCTGGGGGCGTGGTTGGGGTGGGTGTTGTCTGGCCCTGATGTCCCCTGCGGGTGCTGCGGTTGTGTCCGGGACGTCCACGAACACTTCAACCGGGGAACGTACTGCGGTCGCTGCGGACGCGGCATCTGCCCCAGATATCGGAGGCCACGGTGAGCGGCATCGTCAGGTGTCTCGCTTGCTCCTCAGCGATCCACGAGAAGGAAGACTGTCCGTACCGTGACGTGGCCCGGGAGATGCGGGCTGCTGGTATCGATGTGACGCCGCGTCAACTCCGGGAGATCGACGACAAGGTGGCCAGGCAGTGACCGATGGGATGGCTGCGGTGTTCGCGACTCTGGCCGGCGAGGTCCGAGTTCCGGGGGACGCGATGACCGTGACGCATGGCCATGCGGAGGAGTTGACGGTCACCTGCACGAGGTGCCACGTCATGTCCCTCGCGGGCCGGTTCTACATCCACGGTGGCCGTCCGGAAGAGGAGCAACGTGCCGATGTCATCGCCGTGTTTGCTCGCCAGTCTGGGTGGCTGGTCGGGTTGGGGGAGCGGATCTGCCTGGGCTGTCAGGGACACGGGCTGGTGACCGCGTGAGCACGATGTACATCGAGGACTCGTTCAAGATGCTCCGGGAGACGTTCTGCCAAGCCCAGCAACTGGTGCTGGCGTCGTCAGACCCGAGAGCCCGGGAACACTCTCTGCGGTTGCAGCGGCTCATCGACGAGTGTGACCGTCATAGGCCTCTCGGTCCGGACGGGAAGCACGACGACCGGCACACGCCGACCTGCGGCTGCATGGACAAGACGTGAGCGGCCCTCGTCCCTGCAAGAACGCTGTGGACGTGAACCATGAGAAGCGTCCGGCCCCGTATCCGGGTCCTCGTTGCGCTACCTGCCACCGCACTCACAAGGCAGCCCAACGCCGCCGCAACGCTGAACGCCGCACCGAACGTGTCTACGGCATCGGCCCGTCCGAGTACGACGCCCTGTATCAGGCGCAGGGCGGTGTGTGCGCTATCTGCCGGCGGGCGACCGGGCGTACGAAGCGGTTGGCTGTTGACCACGACCACTCGTGCTGTCCCGGGCCCACATCGTGTGGGGAGTGCGCACGTGGGTTGCTTTGCGGTCCGTGCAACCAGACCGTTGGGAGGCTCCGCGACGACCCGGAGGCGTTCGCGCGGGCTGCCGCGTACCTCCGTTACCCGCCCGCAGCAGCCGTTCTCGCGGCGCTGAGGGCTGTTGAGGGCGTTCCCGACGCTGGGTAGGCGGAAGGGGTCTCGCGGACCTGTTCGGGGGGTCTAGGCTCGGCTGAGGCAAACACTCGGAGTGACTTGCCAGACCAGTTAGAGTGGCGTACGGTGGGAAAAAGTTGCGGCGGCCGGTGCCTCACACCGAACCGCCGCGCTGAGCCAGTACCCATCTCTTGGAAGGAACCGGACTGACCCGATGTCCAGTTTGCCACAGACAGCGCCCTGTTCGCCACACACCTCACAAGAAGTACAACGCCAGTCCGCCATCGACCTCCTCACGGTCAACGCCGCCGAGTACGCCCGCGTCATGGCCGCCCGCGTACATCTCGTCCCTGCCTGCTATCGGGCGGGTCTGACGTTGGAGGAGATGGCCGGGATCCTTGACTGTTCGGTGTCGCCGGTACGCAGGTTGATCCTCGAGGCGCGTGCTCGGGGTGAGGTGGTTGAGCGTCCTGGGCCTTACCACACGACTCGGCCCACGGACGGGTCCGACGCACCTGCCGGGGAGTGAGCCCGGTGGAGGCGACCTCCGTCTACCTCTACCGCGACAAGCGGGGGCTTCTCCTGTACGAGTCCTGGGATGCCCTTGCGGCGGCCACGGACGGCCCTCCGGCGCCTTTCTGGCTTGAGATGCTGGTCTGCATCGCTCCCCATGATGAGCCGTCTCGTTTGGTGGGGACCTGATGCACCCGCCGGCAGGTGAGCCGGTGAGCCATGGGTGACCCGCTGCCGTTCGTTCAATTGCCGACCTCGGTCATTCGGGATTCGGGATTGACGATTGTTGCGCGTCTTCTTTACGGCGTGATTTCGACGTACGCGGACCTTTCTACACGGGAGGCGACATTGCTTCGCGCGACGCTGGCGAAGGACATCGGTAAGTCTCGGGACACCATCGATCGTGGTGTTACTGAGTTGGTCAAGGCTGGCTTGTTGAAGGTGAGCCACCGGCGCAATGACAAGGGTGTCCTCATCGCCAGCACGTACACCATCGTTCCCCCAGTGACGGCAAACGCGCAGGTCACGGGTGGCCGCACTGATGCCCATACCCCTATGGGCACTGATGCCCCTATGGGCAACGTTGCGGATACCCCTATGGGCACTGATGCGGGTATGGGCGTGGGTGCCCATACCCCTGTGGGCACTGATGCGGACACCGTGGGGGCACCCATGCGGCCAGGGTATGGGCATGGGTGCGGCAAAGAACTAGAACCACTAGAACGAGAACCAAGGAACGATACAAACCACGCCGCTGACGCGGCGCCGCAGAGGCCACGCCCGAAGGCGTCGAACGACAAGACGCCCGAGGCTCGGATCGCCAACCGCTACTTCGACCACACCGACGGCATGTGCAACTGGGTGGCCATCCAAAGCATCGCCAAGACATCGCTTCGTGTCCGCGGCGCTACCGAACAGAGCATCGGTGACATCCTCTGCGGTCTCTATGACGCAGGAAAGCCAATCTCATTGTCGCTAGTTGGCCAGGTTGCATCCGGAATCGTTGAACTGGATGGCCGTCGAAAGCGCAAGAACTCGATCACCGACGACAACCGGGTCTACGTCGACGACCCAGACGCCTCTTTCTTGGGTGACAGGAGAACGCAGCGATGACCACGACCACCCGCATGCACCCGTCCCTGGCCCTCGCTCTCCGGGCCCTGGAAGACGTCCCCGATTCGCCGTTCAAGCCGACCCCCGAAGCGGTCATCGACTACTGGGGACGATGGATGGAACGTTCCGTGCCGCCGATCTACCGGGATGCGTCCCTGCCACGCCTCACAGGCGACCAGAAGCCCGCAGAACTGACCCGGTGGATAGAAGACACGACCGCGCGGGTCCTGTGGCTCGTAGGGGCGCCTGGCACCGGGAAGACGTACGCGGCGTACGCGGTGGCAGCGCACATGGCAGCCGGGAACGGGCTCGTCCGGGCCACGCTGGGCGGAGCACCCAGTGCGTGGACGTTGGCGGGGCTCCTCGACGACATGCGACCCCAAGCCGGCGACCCCGAAGGGGCATTCAAGGCCGCGAAGGAAGCGCCGCTGCTCGTCCTGGATGACCTCGCGCACACGCAGGCCACGGCGTGGGCGGTCGAACGACTGTGGATGCTCGCCGACTACCGGACCACGCACGACCTGCGAACCATCCTGACGACCAACACGACGTCGGGGAGGCTCGCGGAGGCGTGGGGTGAGGCAGCGATCGACCGGTTCCTGGACCGTGCCGTGATCGTGAAGATGACCGGCCAGTCACGGCGAGGACTGGCCTGGTGACCGCCATCGACGATCGCCCACCGGGCGAGGTGGCCGACAGCGCCCCCCAAGATCTTGCCGCCGAACAGGCCGTACTCGGGGCAATGATGCTCTCGCGTGGCGTCGTACCGGACGTCGCTGGAATCGTGAAACCAGAAGACTTCTACCTGCCGGCACACGAAACAGTGTTCCGGGCGATTCTCGACCTCGAGGCGGCTGGTAGCCCCACAGACACGATCGCGGTGTCCGATGAACTGGACAAACGCCAGTCCTTGGCGAGTGTCGGGGGCCGACTGTACGTCTTCACGTTGTTCGAGTCGTGTCTGACAGCGTCGAACGCAACCTATTACGCGGGGATCGTGGCCGCGCATGCCTCGAACCGCAGGCTCATCGCCGCTGGTACCCGGATGGTCCAACTCGGTCGGGGAGCTGAGGGTGGGGACGCTGACGCCATCCTCGGCGCGGCCCAGGCCGAGTTGACAGCGGTGGTCGAGGCCAGGGCCCGGGTCAGTGAGTGGACGCGTGCAGGTGAGGCTGTCGCGGCCGCGTTGGAGGAGATCGATAACGCGGCCGGTCGAGAGCTGATGGGGGTCCCTACCGGTCTCGTTGACCTGGACCGGTTGATGCATGGCCTGCACCCGGGGCAGATGGTGATCGTCGCGGCACGTCCGGCGGTGGGGAAGTCGACCCTGGCTTTGGATTTCGCGCGGCATGCGTCCGTTCGATGTGGTCTTCCGGCGGCGATCTTCTCGTTGGAAATGTCGAGTCTGGAGATCAGCCAACGGCTCCTGTCCGCTGAGGCGCGAGTTCATTTGACGAAGATCCGATCCGGGACGGTCGATGCTGATGACTGGCAGCGGATCTCCCGCGTCACCGGGGTCATCGACGCGGCACCACTGTTGATCGACGATTCAGCCACGACCAACATGCGGCAGATCCGAGCGAAGTGCCGGGCGATGAAGCAACGCGAGGGCCTGGCGCTCGTGGTCGTCGACTACCTCCAGTTGATGACGAGTGGCCGGAAGGTCGAATCCCGGCAGCAGGAGGTGTCCGAGTTCTCTCGGGCGCTCAAGTTGCTGGCGAAGGAACTCGAGGTGCCGGTGATTGCGGTGGCGCAGTTGAATCGTGGCCCGGAGCTTCGGCAGGACAAGAAACCGATGCTCGCTGACCTTCGTGAATCGGGGAGTCTCGAGCAAGACTCGGACGTCGTGATCCTGATCCACCGCGAGGACATCTACGAGAAGGAATCGCCGCGGGCTGGTGAGGCTGACCTGATCGTTGCCAAGCACCGGAACGGGGCGACGGCAACGGTGACGGTGGCGTTCCAGGGCCACTATTCGCGGTTCGTCGACATGGCGGACACGCCGGTCCCGCCGCCTCGGCATCCGAACCCCTACGGCCTGCGGGCGGTGAACTGATGCCGGCGTCGATTGTGCCGACGTTGTCGGCTCCTCAACGGCGCAGGGGCGGAGTCGACCCCGCCATTGAAGCCGCCTGGCGACGTGACCTGCTCCTGCTGCTCCTCGAACACCCAGACGTCTGGGATTCCCTCCACGGCCACATCCGGGGCATGCAGGCCATCCGGGATGACCGGGACGAGATGTGGTGGCTGCTGGGCAACCTGGCGATGTTCGTTGCTGCGTTGCGCGGCCACCTCGACGAGGACGGTGCAGCATGAGGCCTCCGTTGGTGTACTTCGGTGGGAAGACTCTGCTCGCTGACCGTATTGCCGCGTTGATGCCAACCCACGGGCACTACGTTGAGCCGTTCTGCGGGTCTCTGGCGGTCCTGCTTGCCAAGCCTCCGTCACCCCACGAGACCGTCAACGACCTGGACCAGGACTTGATCACGTTCTGGCGGGTCCTTCGGGACCGTCCAGGAGACCTGGCACGGGTGTGCGCGCTTACCCCGCACTCCCGTGCCGAGCACACCGTGTCGTACGAACCGGCGTCGACGGACTTGGAACGGGCACGTCGTGTCTGGGTGCAGCTGACCCAAGGCCGCGCCGGAATCCGCACCCGAACGGGGTGGCGGCACTACCAGGACCCGGCTGGGTCGACCGGGTCTATGCCGGACTACCTGTCGGGGTATGTGGACAGGATGCCTGCGGTGGTGGACCGCCTGCTGGGGGTTTCGTTGGAGTGCCGTCCAGCGACAGACGTGATCGCTGACTACGGCCGCCATCCTGGGGTCCTGTTGTACGTGGACCCGCCATACCTGGGGTCGACCCGAACCAGTGGCGGATACCTGCACGACATGGCGAATGAGCCAGAGCACAAGGAGATGCTCACGGCGCTCTTGGGATGCCGGTCTGCGGTCATGCTGTCCGGGTACGCATCGGACCTGTATGACGACGCTCTGTCTGGTTGGGACCGGGTTGAGATTCCGACGGCGACGGGCCAAGGCGGGAAATGGTCGGGCCGGACGGAAGTCCTGTGGTGTAACCGGCCGATGCCGCGCCAGCAGACGTTGTTCGAGGACGTGTCGTGATGGGGGTGTGGGGGCCGTCTCCTCTGGAGCGGTCCGCGTTGACCGTTGACTGCACGACGTGTGGGGCGGTCCCTGGCGAGTGGTGCCGGTCCTTGTCTGGGTCGTATCCGCAGGCCGTGTTGCATGTCGCCCGACTGGAGGCCGCCCCGTGAGCGAAGAAATCCAGCACGTGATCCGGCCGCGTCTGCCGTGGCGCACGGATGAGGCGATGACCGAATGTGGTCGCCCCGCCGGGGACGGGGACATGACCCGGGACGAGGCGATCGCGAAGGTCAAGCGGCTGGGGAAGGTGCGGGCGTCCTTGTCGTCGTGCATGACGTGTTGGCAGACGGCGTCACGGTGGCCGGGGTGGGACCGGTCTCCGTCGTCGGTGATGGCCCGATACGCGAAGGGTCTCGGGTTCTGGGTGGGGCGTGACCCTGCTGATGATTCGCCGCGGGCGCGGATGGACATTGAGTTGCGGGCGATCGCGGCTCTGGTTGAGGCGCATCGGGAGGAGTTCGATGCCTATGTGGAGGGGGCTTCGGCGGCGCCGTCGTTGGACGCTGTCCGTCGTCGTAGGGCTCGTC